TGGGAACTTTTTATAACGAAACCATCAACAAAGTCACAAAATTTTGTGCATTATGAAGGAAGTGAAGAAGATGGAGCAGGGTGTTGACTACCTCAGGAACAGATTGGCGGCCAAATCGAGCCGGGTAAGCCTCAGGTACGAGTACTACGAGATGAAAAACCTGGTGCGGGACTTTAACATCACAATCCCGCGTCAGTGGACATGGCTTACGGCCGTCCTCGGATGGTCGGCAAAGGCTGCGGATAGCCTGGCAGATCGGCTTGTCTTCCGCACTTTCGACAATGACAACTTCCGGTTGAACGAGATCTATAACATGAACAGTCGGGATGTGCTGATTGATTCCGCTATCTTGAGCGCCTGTATTTCCAGCTGCTGCTTTGTTTACATCTCAGCGGATGATGACGGATATCCCCGTCTGCAGGTGATTGACGGCGGCAATGCAACCGGTGTTATTGATCCCATCACAATGCTGTTGACAGAGGGCTACGCGGTCCTGGAACGGAACCCGAAGAACAATCAGCCCACACTGGAAGCGTATTTCCGGCCCGGCGCCACCACCTACTATGATCTGGTGGCTAAGACGGAGCAGACCATCTACAACGGTGCACCCTATCCGCTTTTGGTCCCGATCATCTACCGGCCCGATGCACGGCGGCCTTTTGGGCATTCCCGAATCAGCCGGGCATGCATGGAGATTCAGCAGGCGGCCCTGAGAACTCTGAAACGTTCGGAAGTGGCTGCCGAATTTTACAGCTTCCCCCAGAAATGGATCACGGGCCTTTCTCAGGATGCCGAACAGCTGGACAGGTGGGGCGCCACAATTTCCTCGCTCCTGCAGCTGGAAAAGGACGATGAGGGTGATCATCCGCTTCTGGGCCAGTTCCAGCAGGCGACTATGTCCCCGTACATGGATCAGCTCAAAATGTACGCGGCGCTGTTTGCTGGCGAAACCGGCCTGACACTGGATGATCTGGGCTTTGCGACGGAAAACCCCAGCAGTGCGGAAGCGATCAAGGCCAGCCACGAAAACCTGCGTCTGACGGCCCGGAAAGCACAGCGGACGTTTGGCGTTGGTCTCCTGAATGTGGGCTACCTTGCGGCATGCCTGCGCGACGATTTCGCGTATCAGCGCAAACAGTTTTACCTGACAACCCCGCGCTGGGATCCCATTTTTGAGCCTGACGCGGCTCAGCTGAGCGGGATCGGCGACGCAGCCAACAAAATCGCCCAGTCTTTCCCGGATTACTTTACGGAAGACAAGCTGCGCGAGCTGACTGGCATCTGATGGAGGTGACGGCATGGATACGGATAAGATCCTGCGCACCATTCGCGAGGAATTCCAGGAACAGCTGGCGGCGAACGATAAGGTGCAGCGCCTGATCAATAAGATTCACCAGGGAAAAGCCACCTATGCAGACGCCCAGGACATCGCGATCCAGGCCGGTGACACCCTCAGCGATCTTTTCCGGCAGCATCTGCCTGACGCTCTGGTTGATGGCAGGCTGTACGAGGAAACGGCGGACAAGCTCATCCGGCAGCCGCTCATGGATGCATATCGCGTGTCATCCAGCAATGCGGCGGAAGTGCAGCGGCACCTGAACGACTCGGCGGGCATAGGGATTGATGCCATCGTCCCGGAAGCAAACACAGACCAAATTGATGGCATCATCCATGGGATCAGCAGCGCGCAGGACTATTACTATTACCAGGAGAGTTTCCTGGATCAGGTGGAAAACTTTGCCGAGGGCGTCGTAGACGATACGGTTCGGGTAAATGCTGATTTTCACCAGGAAGCGGGATTGTCCCCGACGATTGAGCGCCGCACCGATGGCAAATGCTGTGCCTGGTGCAGCGCCCTGGCCGGGGTTTATCCATATAGCGAGGTGTCTGACTCAGGCAATGACGTTTTCAGACGGCACAAGAATTGCCATTGTCAGGTGCTCTACAACCCTGGCGACGGGTCCAAGCGTCGTCAGAACGTTTATAGCCGTCAATGGCATGACGCTTAAGGAGGGATGTGCCGTGAGGAAGTTCTGACGGATGACACACACTTAAGCATAGGAGGAGTTATATGGAAGCTCGGAAAGGGCGCCAGACTCCTACTACAAGTGTGGTTTTGCCGTATCGGAAAACTGTTGGTGACGAAGCTGTCAAGCTCTATGAATCAACCGGCCGAACGTGTCAGGAATGGCAGCAGCGCCTGCTGTACGACATCATGGCCAGAAACGAAGATCGGTTATGGACACACAGCCGGTTTGGTTACGCTGTTCCTCGTCGAAATGGTAAAAACGAGATTGTGGCCATCCGTGAGATGTGGGGCCTGACTGAGGGCGAGCACATCCTGCACACGGCCCACCGCACCACAACAAGCCGATCCGCCTGGGAGCGTCTGAAGCGCCTCCTGGATGATGCGGGCATCGAACATAAGGACAGCGGTGCCCTGGGTCAGGAAAAAATCCGCATCAAGGACACGGGCGGGGAAATTGATTTCCGTACGCGTACCAGTAAGGGCGGCCTGGGCGAGGGCTTTGATCTGATGATCATCGACGAAGCTCAGGAATATACCGACGACCAGGAAACCAGCCTGAAGTATGTTGTGTCTGCATCGAAGAATCCGCAAACCATTTTCTGCGGAACGCCTCCGACAACCGAATCCTCCGGAACGGTGTTCATGCATCTCCGTGACGCGATCCTTGCGGGTGGCGTGGAAGATACCGGATGGGCTGAGTGGTCAGTGGATGAGATCCACAAGCAGGATGACGTCGAAGCCTGGTACGAATGTAATCCGTCGCTGGGCACAATCCTGACGGAAAGGGCAATCAAGCAGGAGATCGGGCCGAACGAACTGGACTTTAACATCCAGCGTTTGGGGTTTTGGATTCGCTACAACCTTAAGAGCGCTGTCAGCCGTGATGACTGGGATGCCCTGCAGGTTAAGCGGATGCCGGCACTCACAAGCCCGATCTTTGTGGGCGTTAAGTACTCCAAGACGGACACTGTGGCCGTTTCCATCGCAATCAAAACGGCGGATGATCGGATTTTCGTAGAGACCATCGACTGCAGGCCGTTCAGAGCCGGCACCGACTGGATCGTGAGCTTTCTGAAATCGATCCAGTACAAGGAAGTCGTCATTGACGGCCAGTCAGGCCAGAATCTGCTGAAAGATGCCATGAAGGACGCTCGACTATTCCATGCGACTCTCCCCAGGGTTGCGGATGTCATCAAGGCAAACGCTGCATTCGAGGAGCGTCTGGCGAAAAAGGAATTGTGCCACATGGGACAATCCGGCCTGACGAACTCCGTCAGCAACTGTGAAAAACGCACCATCGGCACAAACGGCGGATTTGGCTACAAGAGCATAAACGACAGCTACGACATTGCGATCATGGACAGCATGATCCTGGCCCAATGGATATGCGGCGAGAAGACACGCCGCACCGTAAAACGGCAAAGAGCAAGCTATTAACGGTTCGCGCCGTTAATATAAATTACCGATACCACCGGGTAAGTGGGAGGACAAACAAATGGCAGATTTTACACCCATCAATACGCAAGAAGAATTTGACAGGCTCATCGGTGAGCGCATCAAACGCGAACGGGAAACCGTAACCAAGGGCCTGCAGTCCCAGCTGACAGAGCGGGACGAGAAGATCGCCGGCTACGAAAGCCAGATTTCCGGTTTTGAGAAACAGATTGCAGATCTGAATGGCAAACTGGAAGACTACAACGGCCAGGCGGCAAAGCTCAAGGAAATGGAAGCCAAGATCAAGGGCTACGAGACCAGCTCGGTAAAAATGAGAATCGCCCGTGAAACAGGCCTGCCCATGGAACTTGCTGAAAGACTGTCCGGTGATGATGAAGCGGCAATCCGGACGGATGCGGAATCACTCCGCAAGGCGCTCCGTCTTCAGGAGCATGCGCCGCTTTTCAAACCGACCGATGGGGCCGGTGCAGGCAATGATGCCGCACTGAAAAATCTGCTCAAATCGGTAAGGAACAACGAATAATGGAGGTAAAAAGATATGAGTCTTCCGAACCCTGCCAACGCAATTGCGCGCGGTTCCCTTTTTCCTGCTGAACTGGTCCCGGGCTTTCTGAACCTGGTCAAGGGCCGCAGCTCTCTGGCTGCCCTGTGTGGCGCCGAACCCATTCCTTTCAACGGGAAGGAATATTTCACTTTCAACATGGACAATGACGTCGATATCGTGGCCGAGGCCGGTGCAAAGTCTGCCGGTGGCGGTACTATCGGCACTAAGACCATTGTGCCGATCAAGATCGAGTACGGCATGAGAGTTTCCGACGAATTCATCTATGGTTCCGAGGAAGTCGCCCTGGACATTCTCCGCGCTTTCAGTGAAGGCTGGAGCAAGAAGGTGGCCCGCGGCATCGACATCATGGCCATGCACGGCGTGAACCCGCGGACCGGCCTGGCTGCCAGCGGCACCATCGGCAACAACTACCTGGACTATGCGGCCGGTACCAAAATCATCTATCTGAGTTCCAGCTCCACCGCTTATGACAATGTGGACGCTGCCATTGCCGGCATCAATGCCGCTGACCATGAAGTGTCCGGCATGATCATGGGTTCCACCGTCCGCGCCGCACTCGCTGCCATGAAGGACAGCGATACCCGGCCCGTCTTCCCCGAACTGGCCTGGGGCGGCCGTCCTGCCAGCCTGAACGGCCTGAAGACCGAATTCAACGGCCCCACCGTCGAGTTTAACGGCGCAAAGGCCCGCGCCTATGTCGGCAACTTCGCTGATTTCTTTAAGTGGGGCATTGCCAAGGAACTGCCGATCCAGGTGATCCAGTACGGCAATCCTGACAATGACGCTGTAGCCGGCGACCTGGCCGGTCACAACCAGGTGTACATCCGCGGCGAGGCTTATGTGGGCTGGGGCATCATGGACCCCGCAGCCTTTGCGACCATCGCCACCACCTGATGACTTACACCTATAAAAACCGGAAGACAGGGGCCGTGATCAGCGTCCCCTGTCATTTGGCCGGTACTGATTGGGAGCAGATCACGGAGGCAGAAAAGCCTGAGGAAAAGACAGAGGCCCCGAAAGCCCCGGCGAAGAAAAAGCCGGCGGCCAAAAAGGGGGCTGATGCTGATGGCTGATTATGCAACCGTCCAGGACGTCCAGGACCTTTGGCGTGAGCTGACCGCCGCGGAGCAGCAGCGCACGGAAGTCCTGATCCCTGTTATCTGCTCAAGCCTGAGGGCAGAAGCTAAGCGTGTCGGCCGGGATCTGGATGCCATGATGGCAGATGATCCCGACCTGGCGGCTGTAGCGAAATCCGTAACGGTGGATGTGGTGGCCCGTACGTTGATGACATCCACCAACCAGGAGCCTATGACTCAGTACAGCGAGTCGGCCCTGGGTTATTCCGCTTCCGGCACTTTCCTGGTGCCCGGCGGCGGCCTTTTTATCAAAAAAAGCGAACTGGCCCGGCTGGGACTCAGACGGCAGCGCTACAGGGCGGTGGAGTTATATGGCACTGATTAATGGGCAGACCGTATACATCCATGTGAGGACGGAAACGGGGCGCGATGCCCTGAATCGTCCCATCTATGCCGATCTGGTTGAGCCGGTGGAAAATGTCCTGATTGCTCCCCTGTCTCAGACGGGTGAGGAAATCCTGAGCGAGATCAGCCTGAGCGGCAAGAAGGTGGGCTATCTGCTGGCCATCCCGAAAGGCGATACTCATAGCTGGGAGGACACCCTGGTGGATTTCTGGGGAGAGACCTGGCACACCAGCGGATACAGCACCCAGGGGATGGACCATCAGATTCCGCTCGCCTGGAACAGGAAAGTGGTGGTTGAGCGTGTCGGGTAAGGTTCATATCGAACTTAACGAGGCTGGTGTCCGGGAGCTGCTGAAATCCCCTGAGATTCAGGCGGTATGCATGGAGCAGGCCCAGCGGATGGCCAGTAAAGCCGGCGACGGCTACACGGCTGACGTTCGTGCCGGCCGCAACCGTGCCGTTGCCCGTGCTTCCGCTGCCACTGAGGCCGCGCTGAAGGACAACCTGAAAAACAACACGCTGTTGAAAGTGATGTGATGTGATGATCGAGGTCATTGTGGTGCAGGCCCTGGGTGCCGTCCTAGATGTGCCGGTGTACGCTGAGCGCCCGGAACGTCCGGATGAATCCTATGTGATCGTTGAGCGCACCGGCAGTGAAATCCGGCAGCACATCAACCATGCCAGAATCGCGGTGCAGTCCTATGCGCCTACCATGCTGGCAGCCATTGCCCTGAATCGCAGGGTGGTCAGCGCTATGCAGGATCTGGACGCTATGGACGAAATCAGCCGCGTCGAAGTCAATTCGGCCGGCTACAACTTCACGGACCCGGATGCCAAAGAGTACCGTTATCAGGCCGTTTTTGACCTGACCTACTACGACGATGAATGAAGGAGGCTTATAAAATGGCCAATACCAATACCGTAACGAATGTTACTGCCGGTAAGCCGAAGAAAACCGGCGCAATTTTCCGCGCTCCCCTGGGGACCACCCTGCCGACTTCCGCGGATGCCGAACTCGACCAGGCGTTTGTCGGCCTGGGCTATGCCGGTGAGGATGGTCTGACCAATGCCAACTCTCCCGATACCGATGTGATTCACGCCTGGGGCGGGGATCCCGTGCTGAACATTGAAAATGCCAGGGAAGACACTTTCAACTTCAAGCTGCTTGAAGTCCTGAATGTCAACGTCCTGAAGGCTATTTACGGTGATGACAATGTTACCGGCACCCTGGAAACTGGCATCACCATCACCGTGAACGCCAACGAGCAGCCTGAATATGTATGGGTGTTTGACATGATCCTGAGGGGTGGCGTCCTGAAGCGCATTGTCCTTCCCTGTGCGAAAATCTCCGAAGTGGGTGAGGTTGTCTACGGTGATGACGATGCCGTGGGCTATGACACCACCCTGCTGGCCATGCCCGATGACGCCGGGAATACTCACTACGAGTATCTCAAAGCGGCCTGATGAAAGGGATGCCTGCTGAGCAATCGGCAGGCGTCCTGTTTTTGCAGTTTAAGGAGGAGCCTGTAAATGAAAACTATTGAACTGAAAGACGGTTTTACGGTCCAGGTGGACGAAGCAGTGGCGGACGATGCTGAGCTGCTGGACAGCATGGTGGAGGCAGACGAAGGGAACCCCATCGCAGTATCCAAACTGTGCACCAAGCTCCTGGCACCCGCTGAAAAGAAAAAGCTCTACAATCACCTGAGGGATGAAACCACCAAGCGCGTGCCGGTGGCCAAGGTTGTCCTGGCTGTTGTGGAGATCATCCAGGGGCTGGGCCGCACCGAGGAAGACGGAAAAAACTCTTAACCCTTGTCGGCATGATGCGCCTGGATCGGACGGCAGTAATCTGCGACCTCGCAGAAACCTATCACGTCCTGGACTATCGGGCGCTCCCGCTTATGACATTGGCCGCCCTGGCTGTCGGACTCCGTGATGACTCGCGGATCCGGCAGAAGGCGAGCGGGATCAGCCTGCCGCTTAACAGTCTGCTTCTGGCTGTTGTGGCTGACAGGCTGAGCATGCTGGTATGGGCAAAAACCAAAGACGGCCAGCATAACCGAAACAAGCCGAAATCAATCTATCAGGAACTGACAAGGAAAGAGTCAGACAAGTACGTCGGATTTGAGTCCGCGGAAGATCTGATGAAAGAACGCGAGCGCATCATGAAGGGGTGAAGGAAATGTCAGAGCTGGCGAAAGCGTATGTCCAGATTATCCCAAGCGCCCAGGGCATATCTGGATCCATTTCAGATGTGCTCAGCGGAGAAAGTAAAGATGCTGGTGAAAAGTCCGGCAAATCGATATTTGCGAACCTGAAGAAAACCCTCGTCGGTCTGGGTGTTGCAAAGATGGTCGGGGACATGATTTCCGACACATCTGCGTTTGACCAGGCTATGACAAAGGCCGGTACCCTTTTCACGGGGACCGCTGACGAGTTCAGCGCGCTGGAAGCTCAGATCATGCAGATTTCCAGCGCTACTGGAATGGCAGCCACCCAGCTGGCAGAAGCTGCGTATTCTGCCGAATCTGCATCCGTCCCCATGGAAGACCTGGGCTTTATGCTGGAACAGTCGGCCCACCTGGCTATGGCTGGTTTTACGGATGTAGACACGGCTCTGAGCGCAACGGCCAAAACCATGAACGCGTACGGTGTGAGCGGCGAAAACGCCATCGCTACCGTGCAGGGCATCCTGCTTCAGACTCAGAACCTGGGCATTACCACCGTGGGCGAATTGGGCGCCAGTCTGGCACAGGTGACACCGACGGCCGCAGCTATGGGTGTCTCGTTCCAGGAAGTCGGCGCCTCGATGGCCTTGCTGACTGCCCGAGGCGTACCCACTGCCCAGGCTACCACACAGCTCAGGTCCGCATTTGCCGAACTCGGCAAGACCGGCACCAAAGCCCAGCAGGCACTGGCCAAAGCTACCAAAGGCACCAAATATGCCGACATGTCCTTCCAGCAGATCCTGGCAAGCGGCGGGAACCTGGGCGAAGTCTTCGGCATGATGCAGAATTATGCCAATGAAACCGGCGTCTCCATGCTTGACCTGTGGTCATCCATCGAGGGCGGCAACGCGGCCATGAGTATCGCGGCGGATGTCGAGACCTATAACAAAGATCTGGCTGCCATGAGCGACGTGGCCGGGCAGGTGGACGGCGCCTACGAAAAGATGTCCGGCACCATGCAGGCCGCTTATGGCCGGATGACGGAAAGTGCCAAAAACCTCGGGATAGCGCTTCTGAGCGGCGGGGATACATCTACCGCTGTTCAGAATCTTATGGCATCCCTGAGTGATCTGACAGCCCAGATCATCCCGATGGCTACCAACTTTATCGGCGGTGTGTTTGATGCTCTCCCCGATCTGGCTGGCGGTCTTTTTGATCTGATTGATCAAGTGGGCACATCGATCATGGAAGTCGATTGGCCAGGGCTGGGGCAGAAGATTCTGGACGGCGTCACCGGTGTAATCGATGAAACCGGCGCATGGCTCAAGGGCTTGTTTGATACCGCATGGACGGCGGTGCAGGGCATCGACTGGGCGGCAGTTGGTACCGCGGTTATAAACGGTGTAAAGGCGTCTATTACGGCGGGCGGTGAATGGCTTAAGAGCCTGTTTGACGATGGCCTGAAAGCTGTCCAGGGGATCAATTGGAGCGAGCTGGGCACCACCATCCGGGACGGCGCTGTATCACTTTTCACAGCTGGCGGTGAATGGCTCAAAACCTTCTTTGACGAAGCCTGGGAGGCCGTCAAAAACATCAGCTGGGCGGACATTGGCCAGGCGATCCTGGACGGTGCGGTTGCCATTTTCAACGGCACCGGCGAGTTCCTGGCAAGCCTTTTCGGGCTTGGCAAAGATGATTCCGTTGCTGTCTCCTGGAGTGAGATCGGTCAGGCCATCTGGGACGGCGCTACTGGTGCTCTGACGGGCCTGGTTGAGGCCATCACGAAACCCTTTACAGATGCGTGGGAAGCTATCAAAGGCGCCTGGGACGGCGTGACTGGTTGGTTCTCGGGTATCTTTGGTGGCGTAAAGAATGACCCGGATCTGGCAGGCGTTGAAGCTGGCATTTCAGATCCCTTTACTGCCGCCCATACTGCCATCACAGGCTTGTGGGACGGTTTCGGTTCTACCATCAGCACCTGGTTCAGCGGGATTGATATCACAGATGCTGTCAGCAAGGTTTCTGACTGGGCATCCGGTGCCTGGGAAACCATCAGCAGTCATTTTGACGGTATCGGCAGCACCATTTCCAGCTGGTTCGGTGGGATCAGCGTCGAGGATCACGTCAAGGCGGTTTCCTCCTGGGCATCTGGCGCATGGGAGGATATTAAGAGTCAGCTTGGAACTGCATCGGAAACCATTTCAGACTGGTTTGCCCATATTGATCTGGGCAACATCACCGAAACCGTCAGCGGCTGGGCCAGCAAAGCCTGGGAAAACATCAAAAAGCCCTTCGAAGAGGAGGGCGGTGTTGGCAAGTGGTTTGAAAACAAATTTGCCGATGCCAAGCAGGCCATTGGCGACGCTCTCAATACCGCATGGAGCGGCGTAACCAGTGCCGCGGAAGGCGCCTGGAACGGCATCACAACCGCGGCAGGAGATGCCTGGAACTGGGTGACAGGGCTTTTCGGCGACGGTAAGAATTCGTCAGCTGAGGCTCAGGAAGCCATTGACGGCGTTGTGAGTACCCTGAATTCGGGCGTGGGCGATGTGGAAACCGCGGCCCAGGGCGTCGGCGATGCCATCGTGGCAGCCATCGAGGGCGTCATTAGCTCGGATGCCGGTGACAGCCTGGGTAAGTCGCTGATGTCCGGCATGGCATCCGGCATGAGTACAGGCGCCGCTGATGTGTCCGCTGCCATCACCACAATCAACAAAGGCATCGAGTTGGGCTTTACCGGTGGCGACATGTGGAAGCCCACCGGCAAAACGATCCTGACGCAGATCGGCGCGGGGATCACAGATTCCGCTGCTGAAATCAGCAGTGCTGTCACACCGGTGATCAATGCCACAAAGTATGCTATCGAAAACAGCGGATGGGACAAAACCGGAGCTACCGCATCCCAGAAGGTTGTCAGCGCTTTCAAGGCGGACGAATGGCGGCGTGCTGGCTTGAACCTTGCTCAGGGCCTTGCTCAGGGCATCCTGGCAGGCAGGTCGGCGGTAGTCAGTGCATCCCGGATCATCTCCCAGGCCGCTGTTGACACCATCCGAACCGATCTAAAGATTCACAGCCCGTCCCGCGTGATGGCTGCCATCGGCGCCTATATCCCGTCTGGCCTGGCGATCGGTATCGAATCTGACATGTGGAGGGTGCAGCGGGCCGTGTCCTCCATGTCCACTGCCACCACCCAGATACAGCGGGCAGGTATCGCAGGCGGGGCAGGATACACCCCGTACAACGCAGCCGGCGGTACATCTGCCGGACAGTCTGGCGTCAATGCTGTTGTGATGATGGACCGCACCATCGTGGGTCGCATGGTGGCGGATGAAGTGAGTCGTGTTATCGGCACCCAGATCACAGCCAGGAGGTGAGTAAATGGTTGACCATAACAGGCGCGTATACGCCACACTGAACGGCGTCCGTCTGCAGGACGTCGCACCCCTGGCGGTGATCCAGTCCATCGTTGAGTCGCCGCCTGAGCTGGATGTGATGACGATGGACACAAGCAACAGTCAGAGGTTTCTCCGTATGACCCGGAAGAAACGGGACATTAAGATCGGCATTGTTATCGGCTGCGTCTATGATCTGCAGACCAGGGCACAAACGTTGGACGCTATCGCAAAATGGGCCAGGGACGGCGTGCTGGAAGTCAGCTATCGTCCCTGGCAGCAGCTTTATGTGCATGTAACAAAGGCGCCGGCGCTCGGATCAGTGCGGGAATGGACGCAGGAGATTGAAATCCTCCTGACGGCCTATTCCTTCCCATTCTGGGAGACACGGGAACTGGGCGAGATCGAGGTAGTCACCACCGCTATGAGTTCAGCCGGCGCTCCTGTTACGCCTGCCGGTACGGTAGATATTGAACCGGTGGAAGTAACCGTCCTCAATACCAGCTCCGATATCATGAGCGGTCTCACCCTTATGGCGGGAGACACAAAGATGATTTTCGGCGGTCTGAACGTCGGTTTTGGTCAGAAACTGGTACTGGCATATGACCATAACGGCCTGCTCAGGATTGAATGCGATGGTGTTTCAAAGGTTTCCTGCCGTACGCCTGAGTCAGATGACAACCTGCTTGTAGTCCCCGGTCAGCAGTCCTGGCTGGGTATCTCAGCTGACGTCAATGCATGTGCCTATTTCCGCGTAAAGGAGCTGTACAGATGAGCGATATCCGATCCCCGCGACTGCTTGACGCGAATCTGGCAGAAAAGGCCAGGCTTACCCCGTCGGCCATGTCCGTGGAGCTGTCTATGCAGGACACAAGTCAGGCATCCATGACGCTGGCTGAGGGCGACGCGGTAATTGGCATGCATGACTTCGTTGAGATCTACACCCCCAACGGGAGTGCGGGCATTTACCGCGTTACAGGTGTCAAGCAGGAATATACCAAACAGATAAACCTTTCACTGCTCCATGCTATCGATGTGCTGACGGATCAGATCTATCCGGGTGCATTGGAGTATTCCGGTACTGTTGCCGGTTTCCTGGCTGAGGTACTTTCACGGCAAACCACCACAATCGGCGGTCAGGCATGCTGGACGCTGGGTATTTGCCAGGATGCCGGTAACTACGTTGCATCCATCAATTACGATAACCTGAGGTCACTTCTGAAGGGCCTGCAGGATCACGAGCAGGAATATTACTTCACCTATGATTTTTCGACGTTTCCCTGGACGCTGAACCTGATGCAGCGGGACGATACTGTTGTGAATGAGTTCAGGCTAACAAGGAACATCCAGAACTGCGTTATCAGCATGGACGACAGCGACATGTGCACGCGGTTGTATCTGTCGGTAGATGTGGACACATACAATACGGATACCGGCGTAAAGACCACAACCACCACCGTGCAAGTGTATGATGATGCGAATGCTCAGGCTCAGTATGGCATTATTGCCAAAACGGCCGGTATCAACACAACAGACTATCCCGATCCTGCTGCCTTTGCGACGCGCTTCCTGGCTGATCGTAAGCGGCCGCATGTGCAGATCGAAATCGACGGTTATGAGCTGGCTCAGATCACGGGTGATACCTTTGACGAGCTTCAGATTGGCCGGATCTGTCGGGTAGCACTTCCGGATTACAGTCTGACGGCCCTGGAGCGTGTTGTCAGCTGCTCATACCCGGACCTGGTGATGGATCCATCCCATGTTACGGTGGAGCTGGCCAGCGCTGCGTATTCTGCGGTATCTGCTATTGCGTCGGTGGCCCAGACGGCGGAAACCACGGCGGTTGCTCAGGCTGAGACAGCCAAAACCGTGGCCACGCAGGTCCATACCACCAAATCAGACCTGATAAAAACGAATGGTGTGCTGAACTCAGCCGGTATTAAAATCGATCCAGTTGACGGCGTTTGGTTGTTTGCGAAAGAAGAGGGCGCACTCGGAAGGATGCAGGCCTCAGTTAATGTCCACACCAACCAGATCGGCGCGGTTGTCGAATCAGACGGGCACGGTGGTTACCGGCCGAACAAGGCATCTATTATCTTGGCTATCAACGAGGGAACATCATCCGTCAAAATAGCGGCTGACTGGGTTGATATAGATGGTGATACAGTTGTTGATATGCTGCAGAGTAAGGACCTGACGGTTTACCGTTTTGCAGCTACTGGTGCAGCACAATTTGATGACGATGTTGGCGTGCTTTATGACCTGACTGTGGGCGGTACTGCTACGCTTGGCTCATTGCATGTCGGCACCAGCGCGTCAGACGCCACCTGGCACACCATCACAGTAGTAACCGATGCGGCAACAGGTGCTACAGCAACTATTGCATATCTCGGCACAGCGCCGGTTTCCGGCGGCGGTACAGGACGATAAAAAGGAGTGAACCCCACATGATTGCAGGCGTTATCAAAAGACAGGGCGATGTCGGGCGCGGCATCAAAGAGGAGTCCCTGGGGCGAATCTTTGCTTCAGGGGATGGACTGGCGCACATCTTCCAGATCACGGTAGCGGACAACGGTGTGGAGCAGGATCTGACAGGCTGCTCCGTGCAGGGCTACTTTATCCGCTCGGCTGATGATACGGTTCTGATCACCGGATCAGCTGATGGCAGCGTGGCGACTGTTGTGCTTCCGGCGGCGTGCTATGCCGTGTACGGCCCGTTCAAGCTCATCATCCGGGTGGTCAATGGCAGCACCAGGAGCACTGTCTATGTGGCCAGCGGCTATGTCACCAGATCCAGCACAGACACAATCATTGATCCCGGCCACGTCATCCCGGACATCACGGAGCTGCTGGCTCAGATCGACGCCATGGAAAGGGCAACAGCAGCCGCTGAGGCAGCAGCGACAAAAGCCGTCAGATACGATTCTGCTCAGTCCCTGCAGGATAGCGAGAAAGGGACGGCACGGACCAATATTGATGCAGTTTCGAGCGCTGAATTGGCGACTGTCAGCGATGACGTTGCTGATTTAAAGAGCGCTTTTGACGAGGATGTGGCTCTGCTTGATGGAAAGATAAGCATGGCTAATACTCGCATAAGTACAAACGCAACCGATATCGATGATCTTGAAACGGATATGGAAACCGCACAGCGAGACATTCGTTCACTGGATGGCGAATATATTGATTTGAGTGTGCGCATGGGTATGCTGGAACCAGAAGCGACAGCAGAAGACGTCGGAAAGGCTCTGATTGCAAAAACAGTTGGCGGTGGCAAGGTGACTGAATATGAATTTGGAGAAACCACGGAAATTGATGACACTGCTGGAGAAGGCGATACAGATAAGACTTGGAGTGCCGATAAAATAGTAAATGCAATTAATCATGTTGATACAATTCCTAACGATGTAAGAGTTGCAATGGATACGCTTTTCTCCAAGGCCGCTTATGCCGATGCTGATGCCGCTTCAAGTTATGCAATATTTCACGCTTGGGCAACTGCGAATCCTGTTACTTCCATCACTGCTGTGTTCACGCAGGGCAGTGCAGTTATTTACGACATCGATAGTCTCGACACGCTAAAGCAGTATCTCGTTGTCACCGCTAAATTCTCTGACGGCACTACGGCAACTATAACGCATTACACACTGTCCGGTACGTTGACAGTTGGCACAAGCATGATTACGGTGAGCTATGGTGGACAGACGGATTCATTCAGCGTGTCTGTCACTGGAACGGTAGATAATGGCACATTCTCATTTTCAGATGGCACTACGGTAACAATTCTCAATGACCATGTTACTGTGATGATAGGATCTGCTGAGGGCGGAAAATTTATAAACCTGTCGAGCCTTTCAAGCAATACATCTGACCCGACAAGTGTAGATAATATCGACAACAAGTCTACCACTTTTATGTCTATTGCGGCCGGTGAAACGGTAACGGCAATGATTAAGAACTGCGTGTCTGACAATACGGGGTGGATCAACCTGAGAGATTCGTCAGTGGAAGTTGGAATGAATCTTCGAAAGCAAAACGGAACGACTTCTATTTTGCTATCTGGATCCGCTCCCGTTGTTTATCCAAAAGAATATACAGTTCAAGACAGCGATATTCATTATGACAAAAAACCAAACGACACGAAGACATACACGGCAAGCACGAGCGTAATTGCGGGATGTTTGGTTTCTTATATTGGTAGCAATTTCCCTGCTGGTACAACCATAGACTATGATATTGCTGTATCGGTATCGTGAGGTGAACAGAAATCTACGCAAAATCGTAAAGGAGAAAATTGATGAACATTTATGATATTTATGGCAATCCAATTGCAAGCGAGTCTCAGCTACTCAATGGAAAAATAATCCTTGCTACTGGCGATTCTATTACCGAAAACAATTCCCGAAATGATAACAAATCTTGGTGTGAATACTTACCAGATATACTTGGTGTTCGTGTATATAATGACGGAAAATCGGGTACTGGGTTAGCAAAGGGATATTCGTCAAACAGGTGCATTCTTTACCGTGTAGAGAATACATGGGATACCGATTATTCTGGTGTAACCCCCGACATAGTTCTTATAATGGGAAATATGAACGATGGCACTAGTGCTGATGGAACAACACAGCGGTTAAATGACTTGGGTGTTACTGGTTGGTCTAATACGGGTGTTCTTTCAGTTGGAAATCCGTCTGATAGCACCACTACGCAAAGCGTTTACGGATGTACAAAGCGTTTCCTTGAGGATGTTATAGCTAAATATCCTCTTGCTAAAATAGGGTGGATTCTATCCACACCGCGAAATCAGTCAGTAAGCAATTGGACAGGCAAGGAACAATCTTATGGTCATGGATGGTTTGAGGATTATATCAAGGCTATCAGATTCCAAGCAGAACAGTACAATATTCCTGTTCTTGACCTGTATCATGAAAGTCAGTTTAGAGCGATGAATCAGATTAATATGACAGAATATATGGATGATGGCACAATTCATCCTAATACAAAAGGAATAAAAAAATACATGGTTGAGCCTATAGCAAAATGGCTTGAGAATGTATTTGGCGCAACGATTGATGATTAAAATAACACTTTAAAACAGCAAATAGTCAGCGAAAGTCAGCGAAAGTCAGCGAAAAATCAGCGATTAACAACAACGCCCTCCAGGAACTCCCTGGAGGGTGATCTTGTATGGGGAGGGGATCAGGATGACTTGTGATAATTGCGGTAAGCATTTTGATGTTGGCAACCGTCCGGGAGGGATCCCGAATGGTGTGAGCATGGTGACAGACACCGGTAGTGTCACGCTGTGCGCTGACTGCATCATGGACCTGGGCGAGATGGACGATGCCGAAAAGGACGCCTTTTTCCGGCGGATGACCGGCGAAAAGTAAACGGGAGGCGATACCATGGGAGATCAGCCAGGCGCTGCGCGCGCTCAGGATCACGACCAGGATCACGACCAGGATCCGGATGTGCGTCAGGAACTGGACCACATGGAAGGGGTGGATCGCTGCGTTTTTTGCGGCGAGGTGATCCCCGAGGGCCGCCATGTGTGCCCCAGGTGCATGGCAGGGGAAATGGAGGCGATCAGAGACATATGAGTAAGCCATCAGCAAGCTTGCTTTCTGAGATGGGTGATAAGTATATTAGCACACCATATGCCAAAATGGACTGTCAGGCCCTGGTTGAGCAGATGCTGCGGGATGTCGGCATCACGCTCAATCTCTCCGGATCCAACGCATGGTATCGCCGGATGACCTGGACAGGAACCCCCGAGGAGTGCAAACGCACATTTGGCCGGATTCCGGTGGGTGCTTTTTTGTACATCCTTCGCCAGGACGGGGGAGAGCCTGGAAAGTACAAGGCGGACGGCATCGGCAACGCAAGCCACATCGGCGTATACATTGCCCGCCAGGACGGCGCGATCAACAGCAGCAAATTGCGGGGTGGGGTGTGCTACTCCAAGTTTGCCGGCAAAAGCATCTCCGGCGGGTGGAATCGTATAGGTCTGTGGGATCGCCTGTCTTATGGCGACGACATTGACGAAAAGATTGGAGGATCTGCCCCTATGAGAGCAACAGTCACATCTGAAAATGGCGGCCCGGTACGCCTGAGAACTGCACCGGGCGGGGACACCATCACAAAGCTTCCCGTTGGTACACCGGTTGAAATCCTCACTTCCGGGCCGGAATGGTCCGTGATCCAGTATGCCGGCGGGACCGGGTACATCATGACGGCTTTCCTGGACATTGCCGGCGAGGAAGACAGGCCGGACACTATCACCGTCACCATGACAGTTGCCCAGGCTGAGGAGCTTGTGCAGCAGATCGTGAACCAGATCGGGAGGGGTTAACCATGGATAAAACTGCAGCGTTTACTGGTACGGCATGGGATAAGATTCTGAAAGTTCTGGCGGCGATCGGCGGGGCCATTGCGGGCGTTTTCGGAGGGTTCGACGTAATGATGCAGGTGCTTGTCGCCGTAATGGTTATCGATTATATCACGGGCTGGGTAGTGGCCATCCTGGGCAACTCAGCCAAAACGCCCAACGGACACTTATCGTCGGAAGTCGCGTGGAAGGGGCTTCTGAAAAAGGGCCTTGCGCTCCTGGTGGTTCTGCTGGGTGCGATGCTTGACCGTGCGATGGGGCAGGACGTATTCCGCAATATGGTGGTATGGTTTTATGTGGCCAATGAGGGCCTCAGCATTCTGGAAAACTTAGCTTTGGCAGGCGTACCTTTCCCGCAATCCGTCAAGCGGATGTTGGAGCAGATGCGGGAAGAGCATGACCAACCTCCCGATCAGAAGCCCGATCAGAAGCAGGATCAGACTGAACACTGGCCGGATGAGGATGCATAAAAAGAAACCCGGGGATAATTCCCCGGGCCTTTTTTGTTGCTCAGATGCGCCTGGGCAAGCCGCCCATCATTACGCAATCACGCCCATCCTGGTCCATCCAGGTGTAGTCCTGGATTTCGCTTGCGTCCCTGGGGCACCGTCCCCACCAGTCGGTGAGGGTCAGCTGATCCCCCTGGGAAACAATCACACCAAATGTGAGGTCGTTTTCCGGATGGTATACGATGTAGTATGTACCATAATCCGGAATATCCTCACTACGGACAATCTGACAGGTCAGAGTCTTTCCTGCAAGGGGATCCCATACCGGGATCTGACCGGGGTAGCCCATCAGCCACGCCTGATCCACATCCAGGGCTTTGGCATATTCCGCGACGTTGTTCTTTCCGAGGTGCCGGGCGCCGGTCACCAGCTGGGAGATATAGCTCCTGCCGGTTCCAGTGATCTCAGCGAGGTCCTGGCCGTTCATGCCTGCGATCCTAAGTGCCATTTCGAAGTTCGTCATTGTTTGTGTCCTCCTTTGGTTGATGGGCACATTGTATAGCATTTTGCTTAACGTTGCTAATCACTTTCGACCATAAACTAATCAGTTTCGACCATAATGCCATTTTTTCGCTGATTTTGCCCAATTTTGTCTGATATTGCCATATTTCCCCGGAAAGTGCCCAAATTCTGACGCCCGATCTGACGCCCGCATATGTACAAAAACGTCACAAAAAGGCACAAAATTAGTTATAGAAAAATAAAGATTCCAACGCTAGAAACGTTGGAATCTCAACGGTTTTTGATGTCTGGGTGAGAAGACTTGAACTTCCGGCCTCCTGAACCCCATTCAGACATCCCAATGGCATCTAAACCGTTGTGGTGTAAGGGTTTGCGGGCATCGTTCAAAGGTTTGACGCCCGTTTTGACGCCCGAACCTCTTTTTTATGCCTGCTTCACAAGGCGCGGACGGGTCCGATCGGCGACGAGTTTCGCCAGATTTTCGGCAGCGGTATCCTCCGTCTCCTGCCTGAGGTGTGCATAGATCTCAAGGATCATTTTTGCATCTGCATGTCCCATCCATTTCATGGCGGTTTTGATGTCCACGCCGGCCGCGTACAGATCGGAGCAGTAGGAATGCCGGAAGTCGTGGCTGCGTATCGTGCACGGTACCCATTCGCCCATCAGATCGGCGGTTCCGGCTTCCAGGGCTTTCATGCGCTCACGCTCCCACCAACCATGCTTGAGACCGTTGACCTGCTCTTCGAAGCATGCCACCCACGAATCCCAGGCGCGTCCCCATGACGCTTTGGTCATCAGGGTGCCGTCCAGCTGGGAGATCAGGAGACCGTGACGGCCGTACAGGCATCGCTCGAGCGGATCGAGCAGGGGGATCGTGCGGATGGCTGCGTCCGTCTTTCCCTGGGTGATGGACGGTTGATTGCTGGCATCCCATGCCAGACCACCGCGCACATGGATCAGGTGACGCTCAAAGTCAACGTCACGGTCAATCTCGAGGTAGCAGGCTTCACCGCGTCTGAGTCCTGCATACCGCATGGTCATGACGGCAGGCCCCAGACGATGATCCTGCAGACGGAGCACAAGATCATCCTCCCAGTCTTCCAGGGCGCGGTGGGTGCCTTCCGTCCCCTGGGGCGCTTTGATGTCAATCGTCGGGTCCCGGCGGATCAGGCCGTCACGGTAGGCCGATCTCATGACGGAGCGCACCAGGGAAACGTATTTCGAGATGTAAGACTTGCTCATGTCGTCGATCTGGTTGTACAAATCCTTGATCATGGTGGGAGTGATCGTGTCCAGCCAGGGATCACCCAGCTTGTCGGCGGCGCTGTTAAGCATGCCCACATATTGATCATACTGTTTGTCGGCGACGTCCTTCTTATAGATCGGCAACCAGGATGCGGCATACGCGCGGAACGTCTGCCGGCCGTTGAGCAGCTGGCCCGTGGCTTCGTCAATCTTGTACTGGTTCAGTTTGGCTTTGGCTTCCTTCTGAGTTTTGCCGTAAAATGTCCTATCCTTGTATTTGACGGCATAGCGGCCGTCTGAGCGTTGTTTCATGTGTTCCTCCTTAATTGGGGTTCGGGAGGCTGACAAAGGTCATTTTTCATGGTATAATTCACTTGTTCCCATCTGTTGCCGTAATTGTTTCCGTTTCATTCTCCTTTAGGTTGGCTGTGGTTGTTGCGTTCTCATCTTCATTCCTTTCGGGAAAGGCCCCTGTTTAGCGACAGGGGCTTTTTTCTTATGCTCGGAACATCCGCGTGTACCCGATCGGGATCCCGAGCACCCGGATGACGTGGTCCACAAAGCTGTACTGCATGGGCGCATACTTGGGATTATTGGAGATCAGGGTGACGCTGTCAGGGTGCTTATACACCCGTTTCAGTGTGGCGGTATCATCTATCGCAATCGCCACGGTTGCGCCCTCATGCGGTATATCCGGGGTGCTTCTGAGGTAGATCAGGTCCCCGTGCAGGTATTCAGGTTCCATACTGTCACCCTTCACACGGAGGGCGAAATCAGCGTCAAGCGGACCATCCACCACCACATCGGGAAACTCGGGGTCAAAGATCGGTTCGCCCGCCGCAACTGAGCCGATCAGGGGGATATGTTTGCGCTGCAGCTGGCTGATGGGCATAAGACCAATCGGCAGACTTCCAACCATGGGTACATCGTATCCCATGATCCATTCAATTGACACCCCGAATACTTTTGATATGGTTTCGATCATGGTGCGCTTGGGTGATCTGGCTCCCGTTCTCCATGAGCTGATGGTCTGCTTGGACACATTGAGATCGGCAGCTATGTCGGCATCCGGCTTTCCTGACTGTTCAAACAATTCCTTAAGTCTTTCCTGGCAAGTTGCTATCTTCATTGGGTCAATCTCCTTTCGCTTCCTTATTATATGCAGATTGTGGATAAAAGCAACAACAGAATGAAATAAATTTACAAAAAGTGGTTGACATAAGAAAACAGAAGTGCTATGCTATGCCCAGTCCACAAATTGTGGACACTGGGAAGGAGGCGAATAAATGGACTACATCACACTGAGGGGCCTGGTGATCAGCAGGTTTGGGACTCTGACCAATTTTGCTAAAGCCCTGGGATGGAGCGAACGCAAGGTGTCATACATCATATCCGGCAAGCAGGAAGCATCTGCAAGTGATATCGAAGCTATGGCGGCTCAGCTCTCTATTGACATCCCCGAGGAAATGCGCCGGATTTTTTTTGCAACACCGTCCACAAATTGTGGTCAGGAAGTAGGCTGACGAACGAAAGGAGAATTGCATGGAAGAACTCAGAGTATTTGAAAATGAGCAGTTTGGAGAACTTAGAACCGTGAACCAGAACGGGGAACCGTGGTTTGTAGCGGCAGATGTGTGCAGGATTCTTGAACTCAGTAATCCGACCGTTGCTACCGAAAGACTGGATGATGACGAACGAGCTAAGTTCAACTTAGGGCGTCAGGGAGAAGGCACAATTGTTTCAGAAGCCGGCCTGTACTCCCTGGTGCTCGGATCACGCAAACCGGAAGCGAAAGCATTCAAGCGTTGGATCACACACGAAGTCATTCCCACAATCCGCAAGCACGGCATGTATGCCACACCGGAAACCCTCGAGCGAATGCTGGATGATCCTGATTCCATGATCCAGATCCTTCAGACGTTGAAGAACGAACGAGCGGCCCGGCTGCAGGCAGAAGAAACCAACCGCCTGAATGCCCCGAAAGTCTTCTTTGCGGATTCAGTTGCTCAGGCTGACAACGAGATTCTGATTGGTGAGCTGGCCAAAATCCTGAAGCAGAACGGTGTGGAAACCGGTCAGAAGCGCTTGTTTAACCAGCTCAGGGAAGACGGCTACATCATGAAGGGATCCACCATTCCCACACAGCGGGCTATGGAACAGGGGCTTTTCCGGGTGATCGAGCGTACTGTAACCCAGCCGAACGGAACGACACGAATCACCCAGACAACCAAAGTAACAGGAAAAGGTCAGCTCTTCTTTGTGAACAAGTACGGAAAGAAAAAAACCGCTTAACCAACGACCGAACCGAAAGGAGATACACAATGAGCAACATGGAACGACTCGTCAGGAAGCTGGACGAAGCAGCCGAGCAGCTGGCGGACATGGAACCGCTGGAAGGGCTGTATGAGGACGAAGAACCGGAAGACGAGCAGGAACCAGAACACGACTACATCGGTGAAATGCTGGACGGCATGATGCTGGATGATCTGATGCACAACCGGCCCATCCTGCCGCCGGTGACACCGCCACAGGTAAAGCCGATCAACTGGGAGGAGCTGGAAGTATGACAAAGGAGCGCAAGGATCAAATTGAAGCCCTGGCCCGGAAGCTTGATGATCTGGCTGACGAGCTGGAAGAGATCCACGACGACGAGGACGGCGACTATGCCGAAATGCCGGAAGTAAACGGGGACGAAGAAACGCTGCTGAACAGCCTGGAAGACATTCTGACCGCTCTCAGGGACGCGGTAAACGATCTGGACGGCCTGGAATACCCGGAGGTGAGCGTATGATGACGGATGAGCGCTTTGCACATCTCGGATTCTTCCGTGACTCCGAGTATTACGGCGGCGAGATCCTCACGCACAACATCCCGATGTACATGCAGGCGACTGAGGGCTGGCGGCCATATTCCAGGCTGTGGACACCCAAGGAGCCGGGCCTGTATACGGTTCTTGTCAGGAGCGACGATCACGACCGTAACTTCTGCATCCACAAGTACCGCTGGACGGGGCGTAACTGGTTCACCCCGGCAGGAACCACTCCGATCCTCCGGGTGACTTATTACAAGGTAAAGGAGTGAGGCTATGGAGCTGCTGACCCGACAGCAAGTAGCTGAACGGCTGCAGGTGTCCTACCGCAAAGCCGGGTGCCTGATGCGCACCATGCCAACCGTGCGCGTCGGTGAGCGTCTCCGTGTGGCCGCTGCCGATCTGGATCAGTGGGTGCGCTCCATGCGCGAGGTTCCCGGCACGGTAGAGACACGGAACAGGAAGCCGTCACCAGCCGCCAGAAGATCGGGCGCCCTGGTGGACGGCAGGATACCCAGAAGGACGAAATAGGAGGATGAAATCAATGAACAACTTCTACACCAACGCATACCAACGGCGCAACAAGATCGGAACCCCTTCCTGGTGGGCGGCGCTGAAGTTTCGGATCTATCGCCTGAGGCACCGGGATGTATACGCGCCGTATGAACGGGATTACAGGTGGTAAGGAGGATACACGGATACATGAATACGCAGAAACGTGTAGCCTACAATCCATATATCCATGGATCCATGGATGCATGGCGGGAAGGTACACCTAAGAAGCGCGGGTATTACACCGTTATGACGCAGCCCCAGAAGGCCCTGTACGTCACTGACGGTTACTTCTGGACAGGAGACAACGGCCAGTGGGTCACACCCGGACACTGCCCCACAAAAGCGGTTATTCGGTATCTGCCTGAGAGCTGGAGGGAGACGAGATGACATACATCCCGGAACGAAAGATATACCTAGGTGAGCTTAATCAGCTTCTGAAGGACCCAAAATGGCACAATGCAATGTCCGATAGGCCAGAGGAGCCTGGGACATATACCGTGATCACCAACCAATACCGCGCAAAGGATACGGCATGGATCAAGAATCACTACCGTTATTACCAATTCCTGGGCTGGTTTACGCCGAACGGCAAGCTCACCCATGCGTCTGTGCTGGCATGGTGCAAGGAGGATGAAGCGTAATGGGCTGCGTAGAAACGATTACTGCTTTCAGATTCCCGAAACAAAGCGAATACGTCAACCGACGGGTCAAGGTATGTTTCCATTACAACACAAGCAAATGGATACTCGGCACCATCGTTCGCGACGATCGGGAAACGCCATTTGAAACGCTGATTAAGCTGGACGATGGGCGGATCATGCGGGCCTCTGAATGCCAATATTCATTGAGCTTTGACACCAATTAACACCATCCGCTGCCAAAAAGCAGCGGAACCCATGCAGGCGGTAAGACTCCCGGGCGGTGGTGCCCGATCCGGGATCAGGTGCGACTCCTGACGCCTGCCCAGGGCTTACGCTTTAAGCATGCTGCCTACTTGCCTGGCAGCCGCCTCGCCTCTGGCGGGTCGAAAAAAGCGAACTTGAACATTTTCTCTAATCTTTTGGGCCGTTTAAATGAACTGGCGTGAAAAAGAGAAGTGCCCAACCTGAAAGAATGGTGACAGCCGGGAAAGACCGGCACCATGTCAGGGTAGCTCAATTGGATAGAGAGAGGCCGCGGCTTGCATGGCCAAGGCCTGCGATGCTGGTCCGACTCCAGCCCCTGGCGCCACTACAGATCTCCTGTGGTTGCAAACATAGATAGCGGGCGAAGAGGTGGAGATTCCCCCGCCCGGTCAGACGGCGATTAGGGGCCGACAAACCGCAAAGGCCAGACCGTCCAGCGGTGACAGCCCGGAAAGACGGGCACCATGTCACTGCTGCGCAGGCAGACCATCCACGGGCGTGGAGGATCAGGTGCAAGCCCTGACGGTGGCACATGGGCACCCGGACGCAGGACCGGCGGCCACAAGGCGAGGCCTGCGGAGCCTGGAGGGGAAACTGGGATATATCCTTGTCCAAGCGGTCACGGGCCTTAGTGGCGGTGTCGGTGCACGTCAAGCAGACCGCGTTGATATCCGACTGACAGCCGGGAAAAGACCGGCACATGGATGCGTGGCCAAAAGGTAAGGCATGGGGTTTTGACCCCCATAGTGTAGGTTCGAGTCCTACCGCATCTGCATGCAGGCAGGCAAGCGCCAACGGTCATCTCATCTGTATCTCCTGACCGTGTAAAGCAGGTGCAAATCCTGCTGCCTGCACTACCCGACAGCGGCGCGGGTGCATACTTTTGGCTTTCTGGTACGGAAAAGGCAGAATTTACTCCTTTGCAGTTTTGCAGCGTTTACGGGTGCAGGCACAGCCGCTACCTGCATCCATTTTGAGGGGATAGCACAATTGGAAGTGCAGCCGGCCGAGACCCGGATGATGCAGGTTCAAGCCCTGCTCCCATCGCTTCGGGGGTGCACACCCGATTACAACTTCATAACGAAAAGGAGAATCGAGAATGACGCAACGGGAAATCTACAAGGATCAGATGCACCGGCTGGGGATCACGAACCCGCGTCTGGGTGCGATGCTATACATCACTCCCAGCACGGTGTCAAAGTGGCTCAAGGATGACAAGGTGTTTGCTAAACATGCCGACGCGATGAACAAGGCAATGGCTGCCATTATTGCCGAGGAGGCAACCGCCGAGGAAGCCTCGCCTGTTGCAGCGGATCACGATCAGGCTCACGATCAGAGCGCCACGGAACCCGCACCTGCTCCCGTCACTGCCACCGATCCGGATGATGACAGGCTGCCCTGGGAGGACGCCGACGAGGAGCCGGATCTGACGCTTGAGCGTGCCATCCGGCGCAATGTGGCGTCACCGATGCTGGACAACATCAAAGAGGTTCGCGGGAATTTCAGGGACATGAACGTGTTGGTGAGTTCCGCCCTCACTTTTGGTCTGATGAGCGGCAACGCGTACGCAGATCTGATGCATGCCATCGACACGGCATCCAGCGGAATGGACCAGGCTCAGGCGATTCTGGAGGAGATGATGAGATGATCGAGGTTAAGAGCGACATGGAGGTAACAAACATCAAAATACAGGCACACGGCCGGGAAGAAATCGTACAGAACACTGTCAATATCCTGCATGGGATCTACAACTCAGTAAAAGCTGCAGTTGGACCGGAAGAGGCAGAAACCTACTTTGCGATGGTGTTGGACACCATCAAGCAGAACATCGATGTCTTTATAAACGACAGTTCAGATTCTGAAATTGTGGTCGTGGAGGATGAAACCAAATGAGACGGCATCTGACCATGTGGGCCGTGATAATCCTCGCCCTCGCTGCCGTCCTGCTCATGATCCGCGCCGCACAGGCTGACGAGCCGGTCACCATGTGGTGCATCAGCTCCGATACCTATGTCAACGTTCGGGAAGCGCCGTCCACTAAATCCAAGGTGGGCGGCCGCCTGGACTTTGGCGACGCGGTGGAAGTGACCGGAAGCGAACGGGACGGATCAGGAACGCTGTGGTACCGCGTAAATGGCATCACAGAGCAAGGTTACGGATGGGTGTGCAGTAACTACCTGATCGACTCAGAGCCGGCTAAAACGGCGAAAAAAGCCACTGTATGTGCATCAGGAAGAGTCGCCGTGTACAAGCGCGTAAACGGGGCCAGAAAGACCTGGGCCAAAGCAGGAAGCACGGTTACGGTGACCATAGAGTCAGCTGAATGGTGCTTGACTGACCGCGGATGGATTCGGGCAGAATATTTGGAAGAGGTGAATGAGTAAATGGCAAAACTGTTGAGCAAAGAGGAATACGTTGCCCTGAAGCCCGGAACTCACGTCTGGGCGGAATCGGTGATGGACGACGGTGATCCGCGTGAATTCGAGGTCGTGACGGATCACGGTATGGTTAAGGGTATGGCGTCGGTGGGAACCAGGGTGGTAATCGGGCGCTCCTGGGACTTTAAGAAGGATACCCAGATGAGATTTTGGGATAGCAAGCCGGACGTTCAGGAGGCCCTGATGACGCCCTGGTTCGCAAAGGGGAGGTGACCGTATGGCAGGACATCTTGATGCGTATCTGATCCCCACAACAATGCAGCGCCTGGAACAGGCAGGAATCACCACAAAGGAACAGCTGATTGAACTCCTGCAGGCAGATAACGGGGCGGATCGTCTGTGTGCCTTACGCGGTATTGGTGCCCGCATGGTTATGACCATTGCCGACCAGGCCTATCTGGACGGGATCATCGATGCAGAAAAGCGGGATGCGATATTGGACAAAGTCAAAATCCCGCGTAGGAGGTACTACGAATGAGCGAACACAAACAGCTGTACGTCTGCGATCCCGACAAGAATATCCCGTGCCGGAAAACCGCGTGCATTATCTATCACGGCGGCTGCCGTTGTACCATGAACCCCGAATATGCGGCATTGGACACGAACGGCAACCCGATCGAGTACCAGAACCTGAAGTATGGTGTATGGCACGATGTGCGCATGAACCTGCCGCCAAAGTCAGACGCCTGGGTGCAGCTCCTGATCGTTAAGCGGCTGAAGAGCGGCGAACGGAAGATTGAGATTGGCCAGTATCTGGAATCCGTCGGATGGGTAACCAGTAACGGCAAGGGCAAGGTGCTTTACTGGGCGCCGCTGCCAAAGATGCCGGAAATGTGAGAGGAGGCAAACGTATGGCATTTTCTTTTCCCTGGTGCCGGAAGACCCGGCCCAACCGCCGCTGGGTGGCGGATTTCGAACTGTTCCCTATGGATGGGCCGTCGGTGGAGGTGCAGGTGATCGTCGCCGCGCCCACACTGGCGGATGCCCGCCTGATGGCCGAGGACATGGCCGTTATAAAAGTAGCTGAGTGCTTTGGTGATGCCGCTGTGGTGACCACGGGGATTGATATGTGGTCACTCTGTCAGATCGAGGAGGAAACGAATGAAGAAGAATGATCCCACGCTTATGCACTCTATCCAGGACTTCCTGGAATCCGGTGAGGACTTTGTGGCGGTTCACTGGCGCAACTACCTGAGCAGCCAGGAGAGCCTTATGAAGTCCCGCCTTAAGCCGGTAGGAATGGAAAAGTGCCGCAAAGAACCCGGCTTAAGCCCGGCCAAATGCCTGGCAATGATCCGTAAGTACAAGTGGCGGGAGCGCGTAAGTGAACAGTTCTTCTGTGTGTACCGCACCCACAACGAGGAACTGGCCGCCATGATTGATAAGGAGATCCCGGAAGAGAACCGGGAAAGGGTTTAATGCCCGGAACGGTTTCACCCCTGGATTACACGATACTTTCTTCCGGATCCGTGGGTAATGCGGTACGGATCCGGAACATCATGATTGACTGCGGGATCGCTTTCAACCGGATGAAGGACGAACTGTACAAGTGTCAGTATCTCCTGATAACCCATGATCATACGGATCATGTAAAGCCCCAGGTACTGAAGAAAATCGTGAAGATGTTTCCCAACATCGAAATCTATTCCACATATAAGGTGGCACGGATGCATGAGTCAGTTATCGCCATCAATACCGATTATCTCCCGATCTTCCTCAGTAAAGCGGAATGCAGCATGTGGGCGGTTCCGGTTCCTCACAGCACCCTGACCTATGGATATGTGCTGAGGTTCAGGGATGGGACGGATCTGATCTATGCCACCGATCTGAAGCGCACTGACGAGCTGGATCAGTTCAGCGAGGAACAGGGTATCCGGTACGATTACACTTTCCTGGAAGCAAACTATGATCCCGTAAAGCTCAAGATGTTGGGAGATTCCTGGCACGGGCAATACAACGCTTATGTGGACTCCTCAGAGAGGCATCTGTCAAAGGATGATTCCCTGAAGTTCTATATCAAACACAAAAAAGAGGGAGGTGAATACATTGAGTTACACAAATCAGGACGATTCTACTAATCTGGAAGGTTCTACTGATGGTATGGTTCAGCTGGAAAACGGTTTAGTGAAGTTCGACAGCTACGAGCTTTACAAGCAAAAGGCCATAGAAGCCCGGAACTATCTGCTTTCCCTGGATGTCAAACCGGAATCAGAACAGGAATGTAAGAAGGTAGTGGCAGCGGCCCGGAAGATCTCCGAAGCCCTGAACCAGGAAAAGATCCGGATCAAGAAGCAGATCCTGGCACCCTACAACACCTTCGAGGCTCAGGTGAAGGAAATCATTGGCATCGTAACGGAAGGTGAAGACGTCGCCAGGGACAAGCTGAGGGACATTGACGCCCAGCGTCAGGAGGAAAAGAAGGCTGCCATCCGCAAGATCTGGGATGCCCGTGTGGGATCATTCGAGAGCGGGAAGTACTTCAAGTTCGAAGACTTCCTGACGCCCCAGCACCTGAACAAGACCGTGAGCATCAACACGGTGGAGAAGGAAATGGTGCAGTTCTTCACGGATACATCCTGGAACATCGAATTCCTGGAAGACAGCCCGCTCAAACATGAGTACATTGCTGAGTATGTAAAGTGCAAGAATGTTACCCAGGCAATCAAAACAGTGGACGACCGACACAAAGCCGTCAAGGAATTATCAAAGGACCCGTATATTGTCATCAAGGTAACCGGAAAGGCCGGCGTGATCCTGGCCAAACAGTTGTTAAGTGAAATTGATTATGAAGTTTTGGAGGAAAAGTAAATGGAACTGATCAAGAATTGTCGGATGGTAAAAGCTGAAATCGTCAATGAAAAGCGCCTGGAAATGAAGTTTTATGATGAGACCAATGATGTGCTGCGCACTGTGAAGTTCAACCTTCAGCGCTATGACCGTGACGCCGGGAAGTTTGTCGACGATCCCGAGAAGGCTGCCCAATGTGAGGAATGGAGTCAGAAGTATTTCGGCTGCTCTTTCAACGAGGTGCCTGAGCAGACGGGTGTCGTGAAAGACATTTACGTTTATGAAAACTTCTGTTCTCTCTGGGAAGTTGAGGAAAGCAGCCGCGCAAAGAAGTTCGATAAGGCCGTAAAGGGCATCATCAAGACCAAGATCGAAAACATCTATAAGGATATCATCGGCATCCACGTAGAATACAGGTACAACGGCGAACTCTATGAAAGCAAATACACCTGTGCCGAATATGTGAAGGATCTGAAAAAGTGGATCCCGGACCCGGAAGCAGAAGCCAGGAAGCTGAAACGCTTCAAGGAGATTTTCGGAAAGGATTTCAGCGAGAAGGACAGCCTGATTAGTGCCGACATCCAGGTGCAGGTCAAAAAGGCTTTCAACAGCTATTACGGCGAAATTCTTCCTCTGTAAGGAGCGCTATACATGACTACCGAAGAACTGTTTGAAAAGTACCCGGATATCCTGGTATATGACTTCGAAGTCTTCAAAAGGTTCTGGTGTGTGGTCATTGTCTCAAAGGATGGTCTGGTGGTTATAACCGATCAGGTGGAGCTGGTGAACTTCTATGATTCACATCGTAACTTCATTTGGATTGGTTATAACTCCAACCATTACGACAAGTACATCCTGGGTGCCATATACAACGGATTCCAGACTGAGACGCTGTATATGGTCTCCCAGGATCTAATTGAGGACGGCCGCACAAAACGGGGAGGCGGACCCCCCGAGGGATTCATATCGTATGATACGGGCAATCAGGTTTATTCCCTGAAACAGCTTGAGGCTTTCATGGGCCACAGCATCGAGGAATCATCCATCCCATTCGATACAGATTTAGAATTTACTGAGGACATGAAAGCGGAAACCATCAAGTACTGCACCCATGACGTACTGGAAACTGTCGAGGTTCTGAAACGCCGGATCTATGACTTCATGGCCCAAAAGGGTCTGATTGAAACCTTCCACCTTGACCGTCAGGATTTCCGGCTGACCAAAGCCCAGCTGACAGCCAAGGTTCTGAAATGCAATAAAGATAAAAACCTGAGAAGCCAGGAATGGAATGGGGTTATTCTCCCATGCGTAAACATCCAGAAATACACAGAAGTTATGAACTTCTACTCAGATCGGACGAACTATAACGACGGGCAGAAGCTAGATATAACGATCTCGGGCGTACCGCATACCTTTGGCCTGGGCGGGATTCACGGAGCAGTGAAGCGCTGCCATCGAAAGGGAAACCTACTACACGTTGACGTGACTTCCTACTATCCGTCAATCATGATTCAGCACGGACTGTTGACCAGACAAAGCTCAGAGCCGGAACTGTTCGAAGAGATCTATAACACCCGTGTGGCGCTCAAGAAGGCCGGGAAAAAGGATGAACAGGCGCCATACAAGATCATTCTCAACAGTACATTCGGGATCACCAACCAGGAATTTTCCGACGCCTATGATCCCATGCGGAACCATGAAGTGTGTATCAATGGTCAGCTGATGCTCCTGATGCTCCTTGAGATGCTGGAAGGAACCTGCGATCTGATCCAGTCAAATACCGACGGTATCTTTGTGGATGTCACGGATCACGACCAAGCTCAGGTGGAAAGCATCTGTCACGAATGGGAGCGCATCACCAAAATGAATCTTTCCTTTGAACCGGTGACGGAGATATGGCAGAAAGACGTTAACAACTACCTGATCCAGTTCGAGAACGGGAAAGAGGAAGCGAAAGGCTCCTACGTTAAGTTCAACGATGATTTGAACAATGATATGTCCATCGTAAACGAAGCTGTCCGGGAAGGTTTACGGAAAATGAGCTTTTCGGCAGCGGCAGATTATATCGAAGCCCACAACCGGAAAGAGGACCTGATCAAATACCAGAAAATCGTGAAGCTATCCAGCAAATACACCTATGCATACTATGGGTTTAACCAGATACCAAATCACAAGTGCTTCCGGGTGTTTGCCATTACCGACGGGGAAATCATTTCGAAGTCAAAGAACTCCGACGGTACACACGAAAAGTACGCCAATACTCCTGAGAGCTGCACAATCGTATTCGGGGATCTGGCGGACGATAACCTGAAGGATATCATGGGCAGGCGCTTTACGATTGAATCAATCGACAAGGATTATTATATCGAACTGGCAAAAAAGAGGCTCCTGGACTTTGGACTGGCGAGGTGGTGCACGGATGGATGAGTGAGTTATATCGAGGCTATATCGAGGTAAACAGCAAAAAGGAAGCGCTGCAGCCATTCAAGGATGGGGAGCCGCTTCTAACGCTGGAAGAAGCCCAAAGGTGCAAATCCTATGCCGGTGTGCTGTCGGATCATGCTGTCCTGGTAGATCTGGACGACAGCGGACACGCTGAGCGCCTGAAGCGCATCCTGGAATGGGCACAGATCCCATGCAAGATCACCCGGACCAAACGGGGAATGCACTTTGTATTCTTCTGCAGCGATCCCCTGATGGATCATAACAAGCTGCAGACAGCCATAGGGCTGACGGCGGATTATAAGTTCGGTATTAATTGCTGTTACGATGTTCTCCGTCTGAACGGGAAGGATTATGAGGTTCTTGCGGATCCCGAATACCCGGCCAGCCTGCCCAGATGGCTGTATCCTAAAAGTGATAAACCCATCAAGAAAGATGATCCTGACTACGTGAACATTGTCGGACTCTCCCAGGGAAGCCGGGATGAAACCCTGTTCAAGTGGAACACTTCGAACTGCAGGAGATCCAAGCATTCCGAAATCAAAACTCCGTTTAATGTGTTGGCAAATATCAGTCATCAAGAATTTAAACGGATGTTTACCATCATCAATCAGTTCATCTTTGAAGAGCCGCTGCCGGATGATGAATTTGAGAAATTCATAGACAAGCGCGCTTTCGAGGAAAAAACCGGATTCGCTAAAACCGTCGAAAAGAAAGCCAAAAAAGGCGCCGAGTACCGGGACCTGGTGATGGATCTGAAGGAGAGCGCAAAGGTGCAGCAGTTCGGGAAAGCCCTGTACCGGATAGTCAACGGGAAGTACTACAAGCTCCTGAGCGACATTTTCATAAACCATGAGCTTATAGCTGTCCGAGGTATGGAACCGGAAAAACAAAAGGCCGCCCAGACTATGATCCGATCATTCCAGACAGACGAGATTGTCCCGGTGGAGTCCTACTGTGTGGGTTTCAAGAACGGCGTACTGAACTGGCGGACCGGAAAATTCATCAAATACGAGGAAGCACCCACACCCATCTTCCGATACTTCGACGTCAACTATAACCCAGATGCGGACACCACATATGTGGACAGTATCGTATCTGACTGGTGCAGGAGTACCACCAAAGAACAGAAGGAGGATAAAGAACAGAGCAACATTAAAAAACAAATGTTCTATGAACTGGTTGGATGCTGTCTGTATTCCGATAAAGCCATCAAAAAATGGTGGGCCATCGAAGGATTGGCGGACACCGGAAAATCAACAGGTCTTAAGTTCATCCGTTCTGTGGTGGGAGACGATAACATCGGCAGCACTCCCATCCAGAACCTGAAGGACTCAAATGCTATCGCTGAACTGATTGATAAACCGGTTAACATCGTTGACGATGGATCCAGTAAGTTCACCACTGACCTGTCCAACCTGAGGCGCATCATCCAGGGCGATGAGATGCAGGTCAAACTGCTCTATCAAAACAGGTTCACAGTACGGATAGAGTCCAGGATGATATTCGTATTCAACCAGATTCCCCGGTTCCGGGATGATAACGACGCAACCGCGAAAAAGATGCTGGTTATTGGATTCAACCGGGTGTATGGCGACGATGAAAAGGATACCCGGATAATTGACAAGCTGACTACCGACGCAAACAAGGAAGCCCTGGTAAAGCTGGCGGTAGATGCCATGATGAAGGTGCTGGAAAAGAACCTGACGTTCACGGTATCCGATGAATCCAAGGCAATTGTGGCCAGGATCATCGAAGAGAGTGACCAGTTCGTCAGCTTTGTGGCGGATACCATCGACGAAGACAACACATGGAAAAAGTTCCTGAACGGAAAGAGTACTGAAGACGTATATGATGATTTCAGGAACTGGACCATAGCGGAAGGATATCAGATTCCGCTGGTACGAAAGACATTCACTGAGCGCTGTTGTAAGGAATCCGGCGCAAAAGTGAGGCCATCACACGGAAAAAGGTTCTTTGTATTTGAGTAAATCAGTGCCCAACAGGCACTAATCGGGTGCGAACCGGGTGCGCACGGGTGCGAACCAAAATCTCTGCGCACCCGGCGCGAAGCCTTGTGGCGTAAGGCCTCACGGGGTATCGGGTGCGCAGGTGCGAACCAATTGCCAAACTTTTTATAATTTTTTAAAAAAAATAAAGTAAAAGAAAAAATATCATAAAGAAAATCAAACTGCTGCGCACCTGCGCACCCGAGGGCCTCTGAAGCCTTGTGGCATAAGGGCTGAAGGCGGGTGCGAACCAAATTTCGTGCGCACCCTCTGCGCACCCGCTGCGCACCCGAAAGGAGGAAATGAGTAGATGCCGATAAGCAAAAACAAACGCTTTACGCAGAAGGAGGTCGCCCTGGCTACAGGCCTGTCGCCAACGGTGGTTAAAAACCGCTGCGAGAAGCTGGGACTGAAGGGTGACCGTTACCATAACCAGCAGGGCTTGAGTTATGAAGAGGTGCAGATGATCTGCAACTACCAGAGGCGCCGGATGCGGAAGGGCACCAACGAGAACGCTGAGGAGCTAAGGGCGGCGCTTCTGAATGACGGATTTACGGCACGAAAGGAGCCTATCAAATGATCGGGATGCCCAATAAGGAGAAGGTTATCAAAGGTCTGGAATGTTGTTCAAATGGAGTTGTGACTCCGTATGTGGCGACATGTAGATTTTGTGCAGATTGTCCTTATGGTGAAAATGATATTCCATGCACAAAAGAACTTGCAAGGGATGCCCTCGCCCTGCTGAAAGAGCAGGAACCAGTTGAACCGAAAGAAATCATTAATGAGCAATTCCCTGTTGGAGACTATCGGAGAACGATTGGTTGGCTTTGTGGCAAATGCGGAGGAAATCTTGTGGGTGACGGAGATTATTGCAGTTACTGCGGACAGGCGGTGAAGTGGGAGTGATAGTGATAACTAACATGGAGTCTCTCCCAGACCACTGCTATGAATGCCCGTGTCACGATGGCGAGAGTGGCTATTGTCAGGCTGATAAAGAACAGAGATGTTCTGACTGGAGACCGTATTGGTGTCCATTGAAAGAAACTCATGACGATCATGAAGGGCGGTGAAGTGAGATGATGCTTACAGAAGAGATGATAGCCGAGGATGAAAAGCGTTGGCATGCAAGAAATATTATTGCCGAACTTGGGTATTGTGGAAAGAATATTCGTCACCGTAAAAACATAACCAATGACGATATTAGGTTTTATGCTTACATTATGCGGAAAGTTCACGCCTTATTAAAAGCGCAGGAAGCGGTTGAACCAAAGGAAAAAGCCTATGTATGGCGGTGCGGAAAATGTGATGAGTATTTGACGGCAATAGAGAATCACAGGATTCGCTTTTGCCCATATTGCGGACAGGCGGTGAAGTGGGAATGAAACAGATTACGCTGTATAAATGCGACATTTGCGGAACTGAATATAAGTTTGAAAAAGACGCAGAAGCATGTGAAAAATATCACGTAAAACCTATTGAGAAATTGCCAATCGTTGCTGAAAATTATAAACCATATCACATGCAAACAGTTGGTCCTTATCCATACAAAATTTCGGTAAAAATGGGTGATGGGAGAATAATCGAATATAGGCGGTGAAATGGGAATGAAGATAATCGACTTTGGCAATAATATGGACCCGGATCGGTAAGGAGAAACGACCATGCTATATGAGGATGAGAACGAACAGGGAAAGTATAAGCTTAGCGGCAAAGAGCACACGGCGCTTCTGCAGGTAATGGCCAGCGCAACGGGGCTGGTGCGCTTTGAGGACGCGCTGAAGGAACGGCTGCGTGCGGTGCCTGGGGCGTATCGCGACTTCCGGTTGGCCAGCAAGAAACTGGACAAGGTGATGGATGACCTGATGAGCACCATCCCGCGTAAGCGGCTCCTGGTGCTCAGGCAGGAAGTGAAAACGGTCACCACACGGGTGTACGTCGGGCCGCCGGCAGTTGACCATGTGCCGAACGTCGTCTATATGACGGATGACGCTTTCGTTAACCTGATGAACATCCTGGTGCGTGAGGAATGCCTGATCTGCTGCAAGACAGGCAAGGAGGTACGGCGCTGTCCGATCTTCCAGGCAATTGAGCGGTGCCTGCCGTACTCCGCGGACCCTGGCGAGGATCCCGTTGACGGCACCTGTCAGCTGGCGGGACGGGACTCAATAATCGAGGAGGAATAAAATATTGCGATTCGAAAAAGATTATTACGAGGATGACAGCGATGATCTGGAAGGCCTCCGGGAATGCGTCCAGCTCATTCGAGACAAGACCACGATCTCCGGGCGCTTACTCCAACTAACCGAGGAAGCGGCAGAACTGGCTGCAGCGTCCGCAAAGGCTACTCGCATCGCTATCGGAGAAAGCCCGTCGCCTATGAATCTGGAAGAATGTGTTGATAAGGTTTACGAGGAAATTGCAGACGTGACGGCCTGCCTGACGGTGATGCAGATTGACTTTGACGAAAAGATAAATCCCATTGCCTGCTATAAGTTGAAACGGTGGGCGATGCGGCTTCAGAGACGTTGACCGAGAGGAGGATGACGGCATGGGCTACATGAGTGAGTACCAGCTGGATCGGTGGCGGTACATGGAATTGCGTGCTATCTGTCGGCAGTATGATCAGCTGCGTTGGCGTGCCCGCTGTCTCCTGGAAGCATCCGGCGGAACTGATGGACCTCGCGGAAACCTTCCAGGTGATCCCGTTGCCCGTGTCGTATCAGCCAGGGAGCGGATCATGAAACAGTTGGACGCAATCGAAAAGGCAGCCACAACAGCAGGAGCGGGACAATGGCGTGACGTCCTGATTGATAACGCGTGCCACGGTAAGGCTTACGATGATCTGGACAAAACCAGGATGCCTACCAGCAAGCGCAAATCCTTCTTCCGTGTGCGCCGCGAATTCTTCTACCTGCTCAGCTCCTACCTGGATGGGTGAACGGGGAACGATTTTTCTGAATAATGAGCTTATAATGATATTGCCATCAAAGGGCACACAGGCACCTCCTTGGACAAGGGCGACAGATCACGCACTGTCGCCTTTTGATATGCAAAAAAGGCCCCACCTTGTTTAATACCCCCCACCCCCGATCTGGCCGCCCGTGTATGATGCACTCAGATCACAACTGCATCGCAGCCACATCACAACCATATCGCAGCCATTGCATGGTTCGTGTGTCGCATATCGTTGCACATAACCGAAATATAATGTATAACTTATTCGACACATGTCTGAAAGGATGTGCAGAAAGATGCCGGATACCAAAAAAAGAGACCGCCCCGACCACGACGGGAAACATCGTCTGGCCTTCGAGCGGAATAAACGGCGCATCCTGGCATCCGAAACCATCTGTGGGATATGTGGTCAGCCTGTGGACAAGTCGCTGAAGTATCCCGATCCGATGTGCGCGACGATCGATCACATCATTCCGATTGATCGTGGCGGGCATCCGTCGGACATATCCAACCTTCAGCTGGCACACTTCTGGTGTAACCGCCAGAAGTCCAACAAGATCGGGACCAAACCCGTGAAGGAAGACAAAACCGGAAACGAAAGCACAATCAAATGTGCATTTCCGCTGTCGCGTGACTGGTCAGCGTACCGTCCAGCCGACGAACAGGGGGCGTGACCCCCGGCCCGGAGGCCGGCGACCA